GATGATTAGACCACGGCTGAGGGGGGGCTGGACCCACAACAGCATTCGACCCTACTCTATGTTGCGAACGCGGCTAAAGCGGCCAAGGATTGCATAGATTGTCCAACAGTCCATGAACGGGCCTGAAAAGGTTTGAGACGCCTAGCATACTCAGGGTTTTGATTGTATAGAGCGTCATCCGCGGCCTTAATGTCGTCAATCTCGCGCTGCAAGACCTGATTAACATCCGTAGCATTTTGGGTCAAGGTCTGACCTTTGACTTGATCAATTAAGCCCGCTTGAACGTGAGAGCGGATGCATTCGGTAGCACAGGCCAACAGCTGCAACTCACGCACTGGGACTCCATTGGGACTGGAATAACCTGGGCGATTTTGAGCTTGATTAACGACTCCTTGATTTGCCAGCAAGGGAAACTGTCTGCAAGACATTATCAAAGCGCTCAACTGAGAAGCAGCCAACCAACTGGAGTCAGCGTTCCAATCAGCAGATCTAGCACAAAAATAGCCAAAATGCCTCTGCGTGATATTGAGTCTCTGACCATTAGTGTTGTAGAATAAGGTCCATGCCTCATCACGAACACCGCGAGTCTTAGTTGAGAAGAAAAAGCCTGCAATTGTCGCATTCTGATGAACGACACCGATGTAGGAGAGAATCCAGAGAGAGACCATCATGCGCATCTGTTGATCGTAACTAGACTCCGGGGCGAACGGCATATTAGAGCAGGACTGAGCCAGCACCATTGCGATTTCCCTGAAATCCTTACCATAACACGACATAGCGAAATTGACCAAGGAGCCCGATAACATATTAGGCCACGTCTCCACATAGACGAGAGGACCGTTCTGCATCATGTTCAGCAGAGTAATGCGTAGCAGCAATGGGTATTTGGTCTCAAGCTCTCTACGACGATTCGCCCAACGTGGATACTGAGTGAGGTCAAACCAGGCACCGGAAACTGGGACGTAGGGAGGCGCACGAGGTGGATCCGGAGCAGCAACCAAACCTGACAAGGCAGAGTCTGTCCAGCAAAAACGCTTGTAATTAGCATCACGCCAGGCGTCCTGATTCACCAAAACTGGAGGTAACAGTGCACTAAATAGCATTGACTCTTGATACCATGCAGAACCTGGAAAAGGCTGCTGAGGCGTTGAGATAGTGGAGGACGTTAAGCTCAAAGCCAATGGACTATATTGCTTCTGCCATGGTGAGTTCGACGAGGTGAGTAACGATGTAAGTTGTCGTTGGTCCGTGGGTAACCCGCGATTGCCAAACAGAGTAGTAAAGAAGTCGAACACGGCACGCGCCATCGTGGTTCTTAAAGC